AGATGGATGTGAAGATCTCAGCCAGGGGTGCTGAATATGCGATCAAAGGAGTTCCTTACAATCACAGTGCGTACGATCTAAGCACAGTAACTACTCCTGGCAATTTTGAAGTAGAAGCCGCAACAGTAGGACAGTTCTTTCAAAGCAACGAAACGCAAGGCGACACAACAGATACATCTGTAGAGAGAGAATCCGCACAGGGTTCCTTATATGCCAGAAACGATGGCCGCATAGTTGGTCCCGATGGACAATTTGTTCCTGTGAACACACTCAATCAAAGCCTTCTCAGTATCAAGACCAAACGAGAACTAGGTTTAATCAAGAGTTTTGGTACTGCCTTAAACAATTTCCAAAAAGCCGCATTTGATGATGGCAAGATATCAGTCAACGATCGTTATGTGTTTAACTTTATCGACCCTGAGATAGCCAACAGCCCATTTACCACTGGGTCGATCTCATCACCTAAAAACGCAGGCATGGTATCTATAGATGCAAGATCTGGATTGGCCAAAGATGACAATACTAAAAAAGGTGATCTGGGATTTAATACCAACTCATACAGACCCGATCTAAGATTATTCCAAATCAATGCTGGTACCTATATCGATCAAGTTATAGGGTGGGTAATACGTAATAGCAAATGGATGACAGATCAGATAGTCATACCAGATGGCATAGAAGATGTCGAAAAATATCTTGAAGATCTCAAACAGCAGGCCAATCAACCCTTGTATTGGTTTAAGATCGTTCCTAGTATTAAACTAATCAAATTTGATAACATAAGAAAAGTCTGGGCCAGAGAAATTACTTACCATATACAAAAGTATGAAGTCAGGAATGTAAAAATCGCCGTAGGCCCTGGTGGTACTGCTGGACAACAAGACAATCCAAAACCTCCTGTGAAATCCTACAACTATATCTACACAGGTAAAAATGATGACATCCTAGATCTAGACATACAGTTTAATGCTCTATACTATAATGCCCTGACCTTGTATAGGACCAGCGCGGCTAAGATCACACAACTAGCATCACCGGGTGAAGCTGAAAAAGACGAAAACCCTAAAACCAATAGCATAGGTGTGGTACAGGATCCTAATGCTATCATGCCCATGGTTATGAAACCTCAGATATTAGATGCAAGGACCACGACTGGTAGTGGTGCGCTTACAGCTAAACAAATAGCTGTGGCTGATCTTGAAGCTAGCTTGCTGACACTCAGCCAAGCAGATATGTTGCATGTGAAACTTAAAATCATAGGTGATCCTAGTTTTATCAAACAGGATGAATTATTCTGGACACCAAAAACCAACGAACAGATCAGTGAAAATCTAATCAATGCCGATCCGAGATTAACACCAGATGGTAGTCTCAATATGGATCGTGGGGAAGTCTATGTGAATCTCACTTTCCGCACACCCGTAGATATAGATGAAACCACAGGCATGATGCAATTCACTAACGAAAATATATTAGGACCAATGCAGACCAGTTTATTTTCTGGATTGTACAGAGTAATAAAAGTTTCAAACGAATTCCGCAATGGTATGTTTACTCAGGTATTAAATCTAATCAGATTGCCAAGACAGGATAAACTGGATTATGCTAATAACAAACCACCTACTAGCGATAATAGGAATATACTGCTAGGTCAGACTGCGCAGATGGACAATTATATGATAGGTCCAGACTTTACTACGCCAGATTCTGCCAAGAGATCTACAGTTGAATCTGATGATACAGCACAGTCAGCACAGGAACAGCAAGCGGATAATAGGACTGAGCTTGCAGATCGGACTGCTGAACAAGATGATTTAGTTGAAACACGTGCTTTAGCACCTGAAGAACCAATTAGTGGCACTAATGAACCTGTAACGGTTCCGCCCGCACCAGTTGGCGGTACGAGACTTGATAATGGTTCTGTGTTATATAACGGACCAGCCACAGGGGAAAATAGTGTAAGAGGAGTTTCAGTTGATGGGCAACAATTACCGATTGGCGTATCACAAAACCTAGCCAGTGGAGTTTTCCAATATAAAGGTGTTAATTTACCTCCTGGCTCAGATGATCCTGTAAATATGAATAAATTTGTCAGTGCTGTCGACAGTGGCAGCTCAATCGTTTATAGTTATGAAGATCCAGTATCAGGTAGGACTTTAACTAGAACATTTAACGGTGCTACGAGCACTTCAAATTAGGAAACAATAATGGCAATAGATCAAAGAGCAGGCACCAAAGTAATTAAAAATCTGCGCAGAGAAGAAGCTGGCGCGGCTCGTGTTGATCCCTATCCATACATTGGCATAGTGAAAAACAATCTTGATCCCACACGCAGTGGTCGCTTACAGGTATACATACCAGATCTAGGTGGTGATGAAAAGGATCAACTAAATTGGCGCACGGTTAGTTATGCTAGTCCTTTCATGGGATATACTACCAATACTAACACAGCAGATACAGCCAATGCATTCGAAAGCGTAACACACACATATGGTATGTGGATGGTACCACCTGATATTGGTGTACAGGTCATAGTTTTGTTCATAGCGGGTGATCCTCTCCGTGGATATTGGGTAGCCTGTGTTAATCCTAATCTAAGCCATCACATGGTTCCAGCACTAGCAGGCAGTACCAATGTTGATCTAAATTCAGCTAGTGGTGCTGATCGTACTGGATTCCAGGCAGGAGTCCCTATACCCGTAGCAGAGTTTAACGAAAATCTACCTGAAAACGTAATTAATCCTGCCTTTTATAATCTCAGCAAGCCCATACACACTGAACAATATGGTATACTGAAAGTACAGGGTCTAGACAGAGATCCCATACGTGGTGCTATCAGCAGCAGTAGCCAACGAGAGACTCCTAGTGCGGTATTTGGTATCAGCACACCAGGACGCCCATTGGATGCACAAGACCCAGCAAATCCTAGGAATGACTATGTTAACAGACTTAATGCTGGTACTTTGCCTCCAGAATTTTTCAAGATCAAAAGTCGCAAGGGCGGACACACGTTCGTCATGGATGATGGTGCTACCCTTGGACAGAATCAGCTGGTAAGGCTGCGCTCAGCTGGAGGTCATCAGATACTCATGCATGACTCTAGCAATATTCTGTATATTAGCCATAAAGATGGTACTAGCTGGGTAGAACTAACCAGCGATGGACAGATAAAAATATTCAGCCAAGGCAATTTCAGCGTGAGATCACAAGGTACGATCAATCTACACAGCGACGCTAGTATTAATCTCAACGCAGCCAATAATATAAATCTCAGAGCAGGCGGAAAGATCCAAGCAGAATCTGCTAGTACAACTCTACTAACAGGTAGCCTATCAGTACAAACCAATACTACAGCAGAATTTAAGATAGGCGGACCGTTTAAAGTAGAAACCGGTGCAAGTATCAGCCTCAAAGCCGCACAAAATTATGCATTGGAAGCCGCACAGATACTAAACAATAGTGGTGGTACATTGACTGTTAGTGGTGTAGATACATTTAAACTCAACAACTTTTCAGATACATCACGTGACAGCGGTAGTGGGTTATGGATCAATAGAGCTAATCAGTTAAGTAGCATAGTTACGGTAGCACCCACACACGAACCTTTTGACAGAGGCGAAACTGTAGCTTTCTTCAATCCAGAAAATGCCAGCTCAGGTATCACTCCCCAAGCTACCTATACAGAATCAGTTGACGCTATTAAAAGTGTTGCTGGAACAGAAGTCAAGAATCCGGGAGGTGCTAAAGATCTACGCAATCAACCTGAACCTATCAGCACCGTAGGAAATCTAAACAAAGATCAGATGACAGCTTATCTGGCACAGATTGGCAAAAGTGAAAGTGGTGGTGATTACACAGCGGTTAATAGCCTTGGTTATGTGGGCAAGTATCAATTTGGATACCAGGCCCTGATAGATGGAGGTTATGTAAAATCATCGGTGACTAGCCTGGCACAGCTGGACAATCCTAATTCATGGACCGGCAAAGATGGTATCACTGACAAGAGTGCTTGGCTCAGCAATGGTAGCGTACAAGAAAGCGCCATGATTGAATATACACAACGCAACTACACTGCCATGGTTAAAAATGGGGCCATAACCGCAGATATGCCACCAGAAGAAGTTGGTGGTATGCTGGCCACAAGTCATTTACTAGGAGCCGGTGGTGCTAAGAATTGGCGTAACGGTCGAGGTGGTGCAGATGCATTTGGTACCACTGGTAGTAGTTATTTCCAAAAAGGCAAGTTTGCTGTAGCAGTATTGGCACCGCAGGTACCAGCAGTTAAGGCAGGATAAATATCTATATGGCTATCATGTACAGAGGATTTTCTACTATAGGGCGCACACGCAAGTATCGCCTTACGGATTTTGAGTTAGTCAAACAGGACTTGATCAATCATTTCTACATCCGTAAAGGTGAAAAGCTGATGAATCCAAATTTTGGTACTATCATCTGGAACGTGGTACATGAACCCTTGACTGAAGACCTAAAAAGCGTGATAATCTCAGACATCAAAGCCATCGCTGAATATGATCCTAGGATTAGCATCGACAATGTGGTGATCACCGAATATGATCAAGGCATACAAGTAGAGCTACAATTACGCTATGTCCTAACAAATCAGACTAATTTACTAAATCTACAGTTTGATAATCAGAACAACACACTTACCGCTATTTAATTAACTACCCAGTTTATTTTCCTGATAAATACATTATATTAGGGAACAACAGATGGCTATTACCACAAGACAAAGCAGTTTACTAGTCGCAGAAGATTGGACTAAACTATATCAAACTTTCCGTAATGCGGATTTTCAAAGCTATGACTATGAAACCCTCCGCAAGAGCATGGTTGACTATCTCCGTGTGTATTATCCAGAAGATTTCAATGACTTCATCGAATCTAGTGAATTTATCGCTCTTATAGATCTTATAGCGTTCCTAGGACAAAGCCTTGCTTTCCGTGGCGATCTAAATGCCCGTGAAAATTTTATTGACACAGCGCAACGACGTGACAGCGTACTAAAACTAGCACGTTTAATCAGCTATAATCCTAAACGTAATATTCCTGCAAGTGGCTTATTAAAAGTTGATTCAGTCAGCACCACTGAAAATGTTTTTGATAGCAACGGATTAAATCTATCAGGATTAGTGATCAACTGGGCAGATTCAGCGAACGACAACTGGACAGAACAATTTATCGCAGTGGTTAACGCTAGCCTTAACAGCAATCAGGCAGTAGGTAAACCCAGTAATAGCAAATTACTTAACGGTGTGACCACTGAAGAATATCAGATCAATCTAGTACCAAATCTTACAGCCACCTATCAGTTCAGTGCTGCAGTTGAAGGAAGCCAGATAGCGTTTGAAATAGTCAGCCCAACATCAACTGGTCAAAACTACTTGTATGAAGTAGCACCTAAACCTAACAGCAGTTTTAATCTATTGTATAGAAATGATAATCTAGGCAATGGCAGCAATAATACTGGATATTTCTTACACTTCAAACAAGGCGTACTACAGAGCATAGATGTCAACTTCCAAGAAAGCCTACCTAATCGCGTGTACAGTTTGAATGTTAACAACATCAACAACACAGACGTGTGGGTATATAGCCTAGATAAAAATGGTAATTTAAGCACACAGTGGACGCCAGTCCCTAGTGTTGGTGCTACTAACGTTATCTACAACAAATCCACTAACAAGAATATCTATCAAGTGAATACTCGCGCAGGTGATCAGATTGATTTAATTTTTGGTGATGGCAGTTTTGCAAATATTCCACAAGGTCGTTTTAGGATCTACTATAGAGTCAGCAATGGTCTCAGCTACAAGATATCACCAGATGAACTCAGAGGCATAGTTATTCCTATAAACTATGTTAGCCGTACTGGCCGCACTGAAACTATTAATATACGTGCTAGCCTACGTTACACAGTTACTAATGCTACTACACGTGAAACAGTTGATGATGTCCGTCAGAAAGCCCCTCAACAATACTATACACAGGATCGTATGGTCACAGGTGAAGACTATAACATCTTACCATACACACTATTCAATAATGTCTTAAAAGTTAAAGCAGTAAATCGTACCAGCAGTGGTGTAAGCCGTTATCTTGATGTGATCGATACCACAGGTAAGTATTCATCTACTAACATATTCTGCCAAGACGGTATGCTGTATCGTGATGATCCTATTCAATCATTTAATTTTAGTTTTAATACTACCAATGACATCTTCAGAGTGATCAATAATCAGGTCAAATCACTCACATCAACTAAAGAGATGTTACAGTTTTTCTACAGCACTTATAATGCTATTAATGCAACTAACACCTACTGGAATAAATCATTAGATGACGCAGGTATCACAGGATATTTCTATGACAGCACAGATAATATTCTGCAGGTAGGTGATTTTGTAGCAGACAGCAAGAGATATATCAAACAAGGTAGTATAATTAAATTTTCAGCTGGTACAGGAAATTATTTTGATGCACGTAACACCATACAGCCAGGAGTTCCATCTAACAGCGGAGACAAATATTTTATCTATGCGCAGGTAATACAGGTTTTAGCAGATGGAACTAACGGTGGACAAGGTAATCTAGACAACGGCAGTGGACCTATAACTCTTAATCAAGTGGTACCTACTGGTGCAGAAGCTGTTAGAATATTCCCAGTATTTAATAATAATTTTACCGATGCACTTACAACCAACATAGTAGATTTCATCAGAGCCTTTAAAGATTTTGGTCTACGCTATGACGTTAATAACAGTGAGTGGGTCATCATCCAACCTGAAGATCTAGATACGGGTGATTTCAGTTTAGCGTATACTGGTAATACCAGTGCAGCTGGTCTTGATTCAAGTTGGCTTATCCGATTTCAAGCAGTGGGGCAGACCTATACAGTTTACTATCGTGGACTAGAATATGTGTTCGAAAGCGTTCTAGAAACTAATTTTTATTTCGATGATCGTGTTAAAATCTTTGATCCTAAGACTGGATTTACGATCAAAGATCAGATCAAAGTCTTAAAAGTAAATACCAATCCAGATGACACTAATTCATTGGCATTAGATTATGTTTGGCACATCTACGATAATATCGTAGAGGTAGATGGTTATGCTAACGCTAACAAAATTCTAGTAACGTTCCCTGACAGCAACGATGACGGTATTCCAGATAATCCAGAACTTTTTGAGTTACTAGTAAGTCCTGATACTAATTCAAATGCAAAATATGTCTACTTCCAAAATACTTTTGGATATGATAATTTTGTCATACAGACACCAGTAAGCAACAGCTTAGTAGTCAGCATCTATGAAACACTTACCGCCGCACAGATTGCCGCTACACTCTATCAAGATGGACAATTATTCTATATACCACCAACTGATACATTCTATCAGTTATCTATCGCAAATGACTCAGTCTACACACTCGATGAGGTGACAGGATATACTGCTAAGGTAGGTCGTCAAGATCTATACTTCCAATATAGACATAGCAGTCCGAACAATCGTCGTATCGATCCAAGTCCTAACAATATCGTGGATTTATATATCCTAACCAAAGCTTACGCAACAGATTATCTAGCATGGATACAAGATACTACAAATACTGTAGAAGAACCCATTGCCCCTACTCCAGAGACACTTGGCACAGACTACAGTGATCTAGAAAAATACAAGAGTATCAGTGACACTATAATTTATAATCCAGCAAAATTTAAACCTATCTTTGGTGATAAAGCAGAAGCAGCATTAAGAGCCACATTTAAGGTAGTTAAAAATGCCAGCGTAGTAGTCAGTGATAATGATGTTAAGACCAGTGTAATTGCAGCGATTAATACGTATTTTGATATCGCTAATTGGGACTTTGGTGAAACATTTTATTTCAGTGAATTGTCAGCATATCTGCACAGTGTACTAGCACCAAACATAGCATCTGTTACTATAGTACCAACTAGTACCAGTGAGACATTTGGTAGTCTGTTACAGATCAATGCAGAGTATAATGAAATCATTGTAAGTGCCGCTACAGTAGATAATGTGCAGATAATCACTGCTATAACTGCCGCACAGTTGAATCAACCAGTAGTTGCATAATATTAGGATCAAACAAAAGAGAACATAATGGCCGCAAGAAAAAGTATAAATTTACTTCCTGGTGTATTTAGGACTGATGTCAATGACAAGTTCCTTACTGCTACCCTAGATCAACTAATTTCTGAACCTGAACTTAAAAATCTTTATGGGTATATCGGACGCAAGTTTGCTCCTACATACGTAGATGGTGACAGCTATATCACTGAAGGATCAGCTGATAGGCAAAATTATCAACTCGAACCGGCAACAGTAATTACTGACACAGATAATAATACAACTTTCTTTGCCAGCTATATAGATTTTCTTGACAAGATCAAATACTACGGTGGTCTTACAGATGATCACAGTAGATTATTTGCAGGTGAATATTATTCTTATGATCCGAAGATCAGTTATGATAAGTTCGTAAATTTTGGCCAATACTATTGGCTTCCAAATGGTCCAGCCGCAGTACAGGTCAATACCAGCGGTGTAGAACTGGTCAAGACATTCCTGGTCACACGTAACGATAATCAAAACGTCTATGATTTTTCAGCGGGTGGCATAAAAAATAATACCTTAGTACTAGCTCGTGGTGGAACTTATACATTTACTGTAAATCAATCGGCAGGGTTCTGGATACAGTCAGAACTAGGTATAGACGGCCGATTAAACGCTGTTCCGACTATCAGCAGTCGCGATGTGTTGGGAGTAGAAAATAATGGTGCCTCATCCGGAAATGTAGTATTCCGTGTACCACAGAAAAATGCGCAGGATCGTTTCCTTGCTATGGAGTTAGTGGCCACAGTTGATTTTGCAGTGCCATTAGCATATTCTAAACTACAAAATAGATTGCTAAGTGATTTCGTCACTGACTATCCGCAATATGCAGGACTCACTGGTAGTCTAGACGGTAAAACTTTAATATTTGTTGATCAACAGAATTTAACGAACTTCGGTGAAGAAGCATGGACTGTAGCTGGTGAAACTGACAGTATATCAATAGCCTATGATAGAGGTGATGTTGTAGCTACAGCAGATCGTTATGGTATTTGGAAAATACAACTCATACCATCAGGCGATGATTATCTGGTTAACTGCTATCCATTTGCCTCTGTAGCTATAGATCAAAAGGTCTATGTTAAATATGGATTGGTAAATGCCAATCAAGAGTTCTATAGAGACTTTACAGGTTTCTTTGAGCGTATGCCTTTGATTACCAGCACAGCAGATACGCTTTACATACAAGACGGTGATCGTAGCGACATCTATACAAAAATTAAGATCGTAGATTTCAATGATTTCACCATCGATGTTGATCAGGACATACTAGGTCAGGAGAATTATACAAGCCCTAATGGCGTAGAATTTACCAGTGGATTAAAAATACAGTTTGATACAGACGTAACTCCTGCGAGTTATCAAAATAATATCTATTATGTTGAAAATGTAGGTGACAGTATCAGATTAGTTGATATTAGGCTATTAATTACACCAGAAGCATTCAATGACGAAATCGCTACTAATTATCCAATACAACAGATAGTATTAGACTCTGTCACAACTGCAATAATACCCGGCGGCACGATAATAACCGTTGGTGGGATCGCTATCGAAACTAACACAGAGATAGCTGTTGGTTCTATAAAAATTACCACATTAGATTCTGTTGCGAATATCACTAAAGGTATGGCAGTTTCAGGAACAGGCATAGCCGCAGGCACTACGGTATATGATGCATTTGCTGAAACAGTATTTCCTGACTATATCACCATCAAGCGAGATGCACTAGATTTGAATTCATGGGCCAGACATAATCGTTGGTTCCATGTTGACGTGATCAGAGCCACAGCAGAATATAATGATGATGTTCTTATACTAGATCAAGGACTGCGTGCCCAAAGACCAATCGTGCAATTTGAAAGTGATCTACAATTATTCAATCATGGACGTATTGGTAAGAAATTTATTGACATACTAGATACCAACATTACAGATGCTTTCAATCAACTTGAAGGTCAATTGGTAGATGATGGCGGAGCGATTACCTATAATACCGCGGTATTCCCTGCACAGGTTTTCTACGATGGAGTATTAGTCGGCACGACAGATACAGTTAGCTTTATAGGTGACGGTGCATTCGGAGTGACACTATTTGATGGTATGCGTGTGCTGTTTGCCGCAGACAATGATCCATTGGTAAGAGATAAGATTTATGTAGTTAATCTTGTTCAGTTTGAGGTTGACGCTCTTGGTAGACCTACAGGTGCTAAACACATCAAACTAACAATAGCGGATGATGGTGATGCAGAAGAGTGGGATTCTGTAGTAGTTAAATTAGGAAGATACAAAGGCAGTGCTTGGTGGTACGATGGTTCACAATGGTTAGAAAGCCAACAGAAAACCAGCTTACAGCAGGATCCATTATTTGATGTTTATGATAATGATGGTAGGAGTCTATCAGATACAGACTATTATCCACGCAGTACATTTGCGGGAACTAGAGTATTTGGCTATCAACGCAACACAAATGGTAGCGATGATCCAGTTTTAAATTTTGCCTTGAGCTATAGAAGTTTCCAAAGCCAAGGTGACATATTGTTCTCAAACTATTTTAATACTGATACATTTGAATATGTTGTTGGGCAGACGACCTTTACTAAAAATATCAGCATAGGATTCTTGCAATCTATTGTCAATAGAACAATAATTAGTCCAAAAAATACTTGGCGCACTGTAGTAGAATCTAGCAGACAATATCAGATATTGAGTTTTGTTTATGACGGAACGAATAGTCCGTTTAAATTAGACATAACTCCAACAGCTCAAAATGTACACGGAACTACTAATACTATACCGTATGTGAAAGTCTACAAAAACAAAATTTATCTCACACAAGATCAGTGGACTATAAGCACAGATAATAAAATAACATTAGTCACTGAACCAGTCGAAGGTGACTTAATTGACGTAGAAGTCTATAGCTCAGAAGTAAGCCAACTTGGTTATTATCAAGTGCCATTAAACCTTGATCTCAACGCACAGAACATTGATGTCACTGATCTTACTCTAGGACAGATAAGAAACCATTTGGTTGAATTAAGTAGGAATAGTACGAATCTAGACGGTGATGTTTTAGGTCCTTGCAATCTACGAGATATCGAAATAAAAGCACAAGGGGGTACTATCTTACAACATAGCGCACCACTACCTTATGCGGAATTATTTTTGCTAGATCCTCAAGCTAATTTTATAGACGCAGTCAAGTTAGCCCAACGCGAATACATTAAATTTAAAAACAAATTCCTAGAACTTAGTGCCAGCTTGTCAGGTATTGACCCTGATGATCCTGTAGCCAGTGTAGATCTCATACTAGCACAGATAAATCTTAATAAGACTCCTAGCTCTCCATGGTTCTATAGTGATATGGTACCATATGGAACACTTAAAAATACCATAACCTATACTGTATTTGATCCATTGGTAATGAGTTATGAAATAACTTCAGTATTTTCATCTGTAACGTTAAGCAATCGGGCAGTATTAGTCTATTTGAATGACCAACAATTAATTTTAGGAATTGACTATACTTTTGACACAGACAGGCCTGCTATTACATTTAACGATCTTTCAATCGCTCTTGAGATAGATGATGTTATTACCATCGTTGAATACAGCAATACCGACGGTAGCTTCGTGCCTGAAACACCAAGTAAACTCGGAACATATCCTAAATTTAAACCAGAATTAGTCAGTGACGACACGTATAGAACAACAATCAATGTAGTGCGTGGTCACGACGGTAGTATTACGCCAGCGTTCAATGACTACAGAGATAATTTCTTATTAGAACTAGAAAAACGTATCTATAATAATATCAAGTTACCAAATACTGGATCCTATAGAAATATTTACTGTCTATTGCCAGGCAAGTTTAGAGACGATGGATATACCCGCAGTGAGATGTGGAATATCCTCAGCAAGAATTTCTTAACATGGGTTGGTAACAATCGCATAGCAGATTTTACATCTAATGATACATTCTTAAGTAATGATGGATTTAGCTGGAATTATTCAAGATTTGTAGATAGGATAGATGGCGAATACATGCCAGGCAGTTGGCGTGCGGTTTATGAATATTTCTATGATACTGTATATCCACATCAACGTCCTTGGGAAATGTTGGGATTTACAACTAAGCCGGACTGGTGGGAAGATTACTACGGCCCTGCTCCTTACACCGGCGGTAATAAACTCTTATGGAATGACCTTGAAGCAGGTCTGATACGTTTTGGAGATCGTGCAGGTGTAGACAAAAACTATAGTCGTCCTGGATTAGCGACTATAATCCCTGTAGATGAAAACGGTATACTATTAAATCCAGCACAGGTCATAGCCAAAGCTACTAATGGCAAATATGCGGCCACATCATGGTCGGTAGGACAGCTGGGACCAGTTGAATGGGCATGGAGAACCAGCAGTGATTTTCCATTTGCAGTACAACAAGCTGTAGCAGTGGCTAAACCTGGCATGTACTTTGGACAATTCATTGATACCTATCAAGTTAGATATAACAGTGATCTTGAACAATACCTAACATTAGAAAATCATCACATAAGACAAACAGACATTACATATAACGGTGATAATTCATCGGGCAGTGTGATCAGAAGTGCAGGATATTTAAATTGGATAGCAGATTATCTACGTAGTTTAGGAATCAATCCAAGCACTAAAATCACCGCTATGTTAGAGAACTACAATGTAAAATTAGCCTATAAGATGGCAGGGTTCAGTGACAAGAAATATCTACAGATCCTTGCTGAACAAAGTAGTCCTACTAGCACAAATGCCAGTATCATGGTACCGGAAGAGAATTATGATGTGGTGTTGTATAAATCTACACCAGTAGACAAGATCACCTACAGTGCAGTGATATTAGAAAAAACTGACAATGGATTTACTGTAAGAGGGTATGATCTAAACAGTCCTTACTTTACTATCATACCAAGCATAGTTAATAATAATGCATATAAGATCACGGTTTTAAATAGTTCAGGTACTGTGTTTAATGACTATCAAAAAATAAAATTAACCGTGCCATACGGTTATGAATTCAAGAACAAACAACAGGTAGTTGATTTCTTGATCAGCTATGAACGATATCTCATAGCACAGGGATTTACTTTTAATGATCGCGACGGTGATCTAGGTGAGACACGCAATTTCAAACTATCAGTAAAAGAATTCTTGTTCTGGGCACAGCAAGGCTGGAAGACCGGTACACTATTAGTCATGAGTCCTGTAACTAATTCTATCACATTAACTACGGTTGGTAACATAGTAGATGAAATCACAGATAGCCAACATGGCAGCAAGATCGTAGATCAAAATTTCAATTTGGTTAGAAATACTGGATATCAGATACTACGTGGTCCTACAGGATTTAAGGTAACACTAGCAGATGATAATGTCCTCGGCTTAGTAGAACTTAATCTAGTACAATACGAACACGTGCTGACATTCGATAATACCACAGTATTCAATGACGTGATTTACAGACCAGAATTAGGTAACAGACAATTTAGACTTAAACTTATAGGACAAAAAACAGATGCCTGGGATGGCAGCCTATATGCGCCAGGATTTGTTTATAACAGCGAAACTGTTCAAACATGGCAATCGGGCAGAGATTATCTCAAAGGCGAACTAGTATTATTTAAAGATCAATATTATGTAGCTTTAACTAATGTGCCAGCTGCTGTAGATTTTGACTTTAGCACATGGAAATTATTATCTTCAACAGAAATTAAAACTGGTCTATTACGTAATTTTTCTACTATTGCAGTAGGGTCACAGAGTTTTTATGACAGCTACAGTGACATCCGAGATAACGATCAATTGGCATACAGTCATGGATTAATAGGATTTAAACCTAGGCAGTATCTCAGCGATCTAGGTGTAAGCGATACTACACAGATTGAGTTTTACAAGGGTTATATAAAACAAAAAGGATCCACTAATGCTGTAGATTCCTTGACTAAAGCGAGATTTAATAATCTATCTGGTAATATTAGTTTGTACGAAGAATGGGCCGTACGCACAGGTGAGTATGGTGCACTTACTTCAAATCCTTACGTAGAGGTAGCACTAGATGAACGTGCATTCAGCGTGAACCCAGCTGTGGCTGAATTCGTAGACACGGGTGATAGCAATCTAGGTGATGGCGTAACTATTTTTAACAAGTCACAGTTATATAGATCTACAGATGCTTTTGATGGAAACATAGCTATCAATAGAGATGATTATAGTGATTATGACAACGACATTCTCACAGCAGGCTATGTAAATCTAGAAGATGTATCAACTACTATATTTGATATAACCAATTACACAGAACTAAATGATCAACTCGCAGACATCGGTAATGGATATACTATCTGGTGTGCTAAAGATTTCTCTAGCAAATGGAATGTTTATAGGGTCAGCGAAACTGCCACTCAAATCACAACTTTAACTAATGCACTTGATGGATACATAACTTGGGCCACAGATCGACCTCATGGATTGGCGATAGATGATGTATTCTTGATTCGTGGATTTGATGACAACTTCGATGGATTCTATCAAGTCTACAGTGTGCTGGATCTCAACAGAGTTACAGTCATATATCAAGGAGATCCCGATAATCTAAACGATCTCAATACCTTAACTGGTCAAGGTATCTTGTTTGTGCTCAAGAGTCTACGATTTAAATACATGGAAGATAGTAGAGTATTTGGACTTACTAATCCACTCTATAGATGGCGTGTGGGTGAAAAGATCTGGATCGACGAAGATGCGGCCACTAATGCGGTTCAAGGTCAACCTTTTGATACTCCTAGTGGTGGGTGGAAGGTATATGAAAAAACTGAATCTTGGTCATACAATCAGACTCTGACTAAGTCCAGCGGCGAATATAAAGCCAATGATGGATTTGGAACTAGCGTTAAATTAAGCTACGATGGATTACTAGCAGTAGCAGGTAGTCCTTTTGCAAATAGC